ATGAGAGTAAAAATCAGCGGTCAAATCGTAGACACAAACACGTATTACAGCAAGAAGGCAGAACGAGACGTATACACAATATTCTTGTTCTCTGGCGGTCGTGATGTTAGCGAGGTTCAAAATGTCCCAAAAGCAATTTATGATTCAAAGATTGGTACAATGGTTAATGACTTGCCAATTAATGTAATCCCATCAAATCGTGGTGGTCTTTATGCGTTCTACGATACCAAAGTAGATTAATTACTTAAGCCGTCGGCAGGGGAGAGCATGGCGATGAGCTGTGCTTTCCCCAATTCGAAAGGAGAGGTCATGAAAAAGAAAATAATTGTTATTGCGTTGTCGTTGGTTCTGTTCTTGGCTACTTCCGTTTCAGTATTCGCCGATGATGAGATAGCCGAAACGAGAACATATAGTCTTAATGATTTTAATATTACACAAAGTGGTGTTGACCTGTTTGATGTTCAAATACCATACAATCGTCTTGTAATTAATTCCTCGTCTGCTGGAATTAAAAATGTAAGCTTAAAATTTGTTCCTAAAAATACAATTGCTTTAAACCGTGATAGAAAGTATATTGTTACGTTTTCGTATAGATTGAATTTCGTTAATGAATTGAATTTCCTTCGTTTTGTCAGTGATGTTGTTACTATGAGTGATGGAAATCGTCAAAATATAGTAAATCAACAAGTTCCACCTACAAATCGTAATATTGTCCGTGTTATGTCTTTCGTGGTTGACGGAAATAGTTTGCTTTCTGTTAGAGACATGGAAGTTTATTTGGAACATAATTTTGCGAAAATGGAATTTGTATACATGTACGACATGAAGTTAACTGTTTCAGAAGTTAGAAATGGTGTGCTGGATATTACAGATGCAGTTGACCGTCAAACTGATAAAATTTTAAATGAGAGTTTCGGTTATGTGAAACCAGCTAATCCAAAGACAAATGAAGGACTTGATAAAGGAAATAGCATAATCGGCGGTATAAATGATAGTCTTGCTAATTTCCCAGCACAAATGGAAGAGGGTTCAGATGCCTTGATAGAAGGCATAGGTAATATAGCTCCGGTCATTAATGGTGCATTTGGTGCACTCCCCACTATTGTTGTTGCCCTTTTAGTCGGTGTGCTTGCATTCTTAATTATACGAAAGGTGGTAGGCCGATGAGTGGCATATTTAACGCAATAGCAGATTTTTTCGCTATGATAGGCGAAGTATTCGAATTCATCTTCAATAGCCTTATAAGCCTGTTTACGCTTGTTGCAGACGGCACAATAATGCTTACCACTCTAATATCAGCCTTACCCGCGCCTTTCATTGCAGGTGGTATCGGACTTATTACAGTATGTGTGCTGTATAAGATACTCGGAAGGGAGAATCAAAGTTAATGTTTGAAGTTGTACGCATGGGCTTTGATTTTCTCATGAGTATTCAAGTTCTTGGCGTTCCGGTTCTCGTTCTCACAATTGGCATTACAATTATATCAATTGTAATTAGCTTCCTTAAAGGAGAAAAGTAAATGAAAAAAATCATAATGACTATCATAATAACTTTAGTTTTAGGAGTGTTGTCAAGTGTATCAGTATTTGCAAAGGTATATGATGAAACTTTCCCTGCGTATGTCAACATCTCTGGCGGTGCGTGGATTGAAGTCCAAACCTCGCAAGGGCGTATTACGGTCATTGTTCCGTCTAATTATATTCATAATACCTTTGGCTTTAGTGGCAACGGCAATAATGTGGCTAACCTCACAAATGCGGTAGTAAGCGGCAATGTTTTTCATTCGGGCTATTTCAGCTATTATGGTAGCCCCCGTACTCTCCAGTGTCGTTTCACCAGTATGGGAACGCTTGAAGTGTATGAGCCGTATTATCAAAGCGGATATACATACCAGCGTTGGACATCCCTACCTATAACGCAAATTTACGCTACTAATATAGCGCTTGAAGATACAACCAATTTAGACAGGCAAAATAACCGTCATTTGTATACCACAACAGAACGCATAATGATGTTTATTTCAATTCTTGGTGTCGGTTTGATACTTATTACATGTTTAAGGAGTGCATGGAAAGCATGATTCAATTATTACGTGATATCCTCGGTACAGTTCCCGCAGGTATGGAGTTCCTCGAGTATATATTCGGTTTCGTTCTGGTCGTTTTCGGGTTGTTTATTGTCGCATACATTGCACATTTACCGCTTGAATTCATTCGAGATAAAATGAAAAAGTAGAAAGGAGTTGTTAGATTGTCTGGTGTATTCGGTGCAGTAATAGAGTTGCTTGGTAAAGCTTGGGGCTTTATTAATGGTAATGAGTTCTTGCTCATTATGGTAGCCGCTCCTTTCGTTATCGGCGTGCTTGGTGCATTGCTCGGTATAGTGAAACGTGGTGGTAATTAATGTCTGGTTATCTTATGGATACCGTTTCAATGCTATTTGCTTTCAACCTTACTATTTTGGATAAGTTTTTTGATGTTCTTAGATATAAAAGCTTGTTTCTCGTAATCTTCCTTTTGCCATTCGTTGCAGGATTTGTGTTGTCTGTAGGTCTTGTTATAAAGAATGCCGCAACATTTAGGAATCCTTCTTATGTGAATCCATCATTTGGTTTTCATGATATAAGAAATAATGTTATTTCACCTTCTGAACGTTTTCTAAATCCTGAAAAATTGAAACGAGATTATTCAACCAATTCTTTTGCTCATCCAAAAGAATACAGTTTGATTACTGTAGATGGTGTTCAATATATTGTTCCGTATATAAAGCATTCCAAGTCTGAAAAGATTTCGAATAAAAGAAATAAAAGAAAGGAGATATAAAATTTGTTAACTACGATAACCTCTATCATCACAAGTATGGGACTTGTAGGTACATTCTTTTGGGGACTGTTCGCAGACTTCTTGTCTATGATTCTTGCTAATGGCTTGATTTTGTTCCCCATCATTTTCTCGGTTCTCGCTGGTGCAATTTATGCAGTTGTGAAGCTTGTCCGCAGATTCGGCTTGAAAGGAAAACACTAATTATCCTGTCTAAAAAAATAAAGAAAGGAGTTTGGATATATGGCTGATATGATTTCCGCAATGAATGCAATATTTGCATACTTTATTGACCAGTTTGCGTTGTGTCTTGATACAATTCTCAACAATCCGGTATTGCTTTTGCCTGTCCTTCTTGGACTGGTAACAGGTGTTATCTTCTTTGTTGTTCAGATAATCAAAAAAATGGGCGTTCGTGGTCGGCACGGTTAAACTCGGCAACTCGAAGCGGTAAGCCCCTCTTTAGAGGGGTTGCCGCTGTAGAGCCTACATGAAAGGTAAGTTACTATGATAATAATACAATCCTTATTCACGCTGTTCTATAGTGTTATAAATTATATATTGGCTCATGGCGGTTATTTTCCTATGTTCATTGTTGCCGCCTTTGTCTCCGCTGTTGTTTTTAAAACTATTCTATATTTTTTAGGGGGTAAAAATGTTCGGAATTCCTAGCTTATTCGGTTTCAATAAAAAAATGTGGTACGACCAATACGCAATATTAATAATCGGTCGTAAACGGATGGGGAAAAGTACTATCCAAGCTATGGTTGCCCAGCAAGCTATTAAAGCTGGTAAAAAAGTATTTAGCAATTATCCCATAGATGGTACTATCAGAATCCCCACTACATTGGATAAAAATGGTAATGTTGTGATGGATAAAACCTTCCTCTATGATAATGACCTTCTCAAAGATTCTATTGTCCTTCTCGATGAAGTATCCACTATTTGGGATGATAGGGCATGGGCTAAATGGTCAGATGATGATAGTAGATTCTTCAATTTCCTCGGTAAGAATAACACTCGTGTATTCATGGCTAACCAGTACTATAAACGCCTTGACCTAAACGTCAAGCAAAACATAGACGCTACTTGGTTTGTAGAAAAGTCCTTCTGGCCAAATACATCAATCGTAGAATGCGATATCTCCGATGTCCGCAAAGTCATAGACAGTCAATCAATTGTTATGGATGGAAAATATCACAAAGTAAATTATGAAATGTGTGTAATTCCCGATGGCCGTTATTACTTCCGCCGTAAGAAATGGTATCCGTACTTCCTAACCCTGTATAAAGAAGAATCAATACAAAAAGATTGGAAATTAGAAAACTGGCATGATGTAGCCTTTAAGCCCCCAGAACCCCCAGATGTTACCCTAGAGTCCCTATTACCACCAGAGCCCGAAGAAACCCCCACAGAGCCACCAGCGCCCTCAAGGAACCCCTTAAAACGTATCCTCTCGCGCACAAAGCTCTTACTTCGAGCACCAACCCCGAAAAAGTAA